TGGTGGAGTCGTTGGGGCCGCGCCCGGTGCGCCTGTCCGACGACGGGGCTGATGATGTAGCCACTTGGATGTCCGAGCAGGGGCTGGTGCTCAGTAGGCCGAACACCGAGGGCTGGATGGGGGTCGTGTGCCCCAACGCTGAGGCGCACACAGACGGGAACCCCGAGGGGCGCTACCTGCCCAGCGGGCGGGCGTTCTGCTGCCTGCACTCGCACTGCATCGACCTTGACAGCGCTTGGTTCTTGGAGTGGGTGGCCGAGCGGGGTGGGCCGAAGCACACGCCTGGCCTGCGGGACGAACTGCTGCAGCAGGCGATGCTGCAGACCATTGGGCGGCTGACCCCCACGCCTGAACTGGCCGGTGCGGTGGCCGAGGTGATGGCCGAGGTGGACCGGGCCGAAGCCGCGCGCACCGACAAAGCCGACTGGTGGCACCGGTTTGCTTACGTTGTCAGCGACGATGCGTACTTCGACATGCGCGAGCGGCGCCAGTTCACCAGAACGAACTTCAACGCGCTGTTCCGCCACGTGTCGTGTCGGTCAATCCACGGCAAGAACCCCAAAATTGAGGCCAGCATCTGCTTTGACGAGCACCGCCAGACCAAGGGCGGGCGGGTGCTGGACGGTATCGCCTACAGCGCGGGCGATGATGTGCTGGTGGCCCGGGCCGGTGGCGTGTACGGCAACAAGTGGCGCGATGGGCGCCCGGCAGCCGCTGGGGGTGCATCGGACGCCGCGGTGCGCCCGTGGCTTGAGCACGCCGAGCGGATGATCCCCGACGCCGCCGAGCGTGAGCATGTCCTGAACATCATGGCGTTTAAGGTGCAGAACCCGTCAATCAAGATCAACCACGGCGTGCTGCACGCTGGCCGGCCTGGCAGTGGCAAGGATTCGCTTTGGGCACCGTTCCTGTGGGCGGTGGGCGGCGAGGGGAAAACCAACGTTGCGACCGTCAGAAACGAGGAGATCAATTCCCAGTGGGGGTATGCGTTCGAGTCCGAGGTGCTGGTGCTCAACGAACTGCGCCAGCCCGAAGCCAGCGACCGCCGCGCGCTAGAGAACCGACTCAAGCCCCTGCTGGCCGCGCCGCCCGAGTTGATCTCGATCCAGCGTAAGGGGCTGCACCCCTACGACGCCGCGAACAGGCTCTTGGTCTTGGCGTTCTCCAACGAGCGTGCCGCCATCTCGCTGCCGTCAGATGATCGGCGCTGGTTCGTCCTGTGGTCCGAGGCCGAGATCATGCCCCCTGACGCTGCGGCTCGGTTGTGGGCCTGGTACGCGGGCGGGGGCCTGGCGTCGGTTGCCGCGTGGCTCCACGCGCGGGATGTCAGCACGTTCCAACCTGGCGCCGCGCCGCCCATGACTGAGGCCAAGGCGATCATGCTGCAGGCGGGCCTGAGCGGGTCCGAGGCGTGGCTAGTCGAACAGATGACGCACCGCATCGGCATGTTCGCCCGTGGTGTGGTGGGTGGCCCGTGGCAGGGGTTCCTGGAGGGCCTGCAAGCCCGCGCGCCGGCCCATATCAAGCTGGTAGTGCCGGCCCTGCTGCATGCGTTCCGTGAGGCCGGATGGGAAGACATGGGCCGGGTTTACAGTACGGACCACCCGACGAAAAAGCATGTGTTCCGCGCGCCTGATTGGACGGGAAGCAAGAGCGAGGCGCGCCGCTTAGTGGATCTGCCAGAGCCTAGCGCGGCTGACATCATTGCGCGGGTGAAGGGGTGAAAGAAAAGCCCGTCCGGCTTGTGGCCGGGCGGGCTTGAAGACCCCGGGAGGGGCGTCAGGAGAAATTGGCAGGCCCGACTATAGATCAAGGATGATGATCAGTCCAGCGGCCAATAGCAGGGCTAGGCCGGCCCAGATCACAGCGACCCCCATTGGTCAGCCATTGCAGCGGCAATGCCCGCGTAGGTGGCGCTCCTGATCTTCCATCGGTCAGGGCTAGGGCTCAGGCGGTTCTGCCCGCTATCGGTCTGGTTTCCCCAGCGTTTGCGCCCGCCGATGATGCGCGGCTCGACCAGTTGCGTAGGCCGCAGCAAGGGAAGCCCCTTCAGCCAGAGACAGGTTTTCTTGCTGGCGTCATGCCCGAATTGCGACGGTGTGATGATTTGGTCGGGCTTGCGAATGCGAGTGCTGATGACCGATACCGGGTTCTCTATCGCAATGCGTGGCACTGGCGCGCACATCAGCATGCGAACGAACTCCAGCGCATCCTCGGTCAGTTGCGGGTCGCGTAGGCCCCGTGTCGTCCAGTGCATCCCGCTGACCGACAGATAGGTGCAGGGCGGGTGAGCGATCATCAAATCCCATCTCTCGCTGATGATGTCCTGCACGGGGCCTTGATAGTGTGGGCCGGGGGCATCAGTCGGCAGGAGGTCACACGACACGGCATCATGCCCACGGGCGCGGAATGCGTCCCTGACCGTGCCGGAATACTCACATGCGACTAATACTCTCACGGGCGCCCCCGTGGGCCGTAGGAGCGGGTGTCGTCCGTCACGCAAGGGTTGAATACATCATCGCAGTCAATACCCAGTGAATCGCACTCCTCGCGCAGGAAGCCCTCGCACATATCGCGCAAGTATTCCTCGGTGGCGTCTGGCTCCTCCTTGAATAGGTCATAGCCTACGATGTCTTCATATATCTTGCCCAATTCCTCGCGGGTTTCTGCAAGCTCTATGCGTTCCGCATACTCGCGCAAGCGGGCAAGCTGGCCGGCAGGGTAGCCCTCTCGGCGTTCCTCTTCCAATTCCTCGGCGTTCAGGGGCCGGTCAGGGTCGAGACAGGGGATCATGATCGGGTTCATGTTGTGATCTCCTCAGAAGGGCGCCGCTGGCGCGTTGACGGGATAGGGCACTGGCGCGCGCACGGGCTTAGGGTCCGGGGCGTGGCCGGGGGCCGGTAGTGTGACGGGGAAGGGCCACGGGCGGGGGCGGGGCGGCGTGGCGTGGTGCATTGGGTTGCTGCGGGACATGGTGTACCTCAGTGGATTGAATTGGACTGTGCGATGCTGGCGCATCCCATAGGCGCCCGTTGGGGGCGCCTAGGCGGATGAGTCAACGCATATTGATATAGCCGGGCATGCCCACGGCGCGCGCAAACAGAACCGCATCGTGGCGGTTTGCAAGGTGTTGGATCAAGTACTTGGCGCGCTGGACTGCCGCGTCACTTTCGGCGCGCGCGCGCTGGTAGTCGTCGTGCGTGACGTTGGAATTGCCGATCAAGGGCACATGCGCGCCGATAACGGACTTGAAGGGCTTGGCCATGCGAAAGATTGCTTTAGGGGACATGGTGTAGTTCTCCGTTAGATGAAAGCAGCGAGCAAAAGCCCGAGAGCTGCGCCGAAGGCGCAGGCAAAGATGATGTCGCGGGTGCGCATGGTGTCAGGCTCCGATGGTGACGGACTCGCGCGTCAGGCGAGCTTGCAGATGCGCGGGGTACGTGCTCAGATCATGCGCAGTCCAGTCGCGTGCGAAGCCGTCGGCGCGCATGAGTACGGACTGGATCGCGCGCACGAGGGTTTCGGCTTGCACGATGTACTGCCCGTGTCCGGCACGAAAGACGATGTAGGTTTTCACGGTGTAGTGCTCCGATGATGCGCGGCCCGTAGGCCGCGCGGGTTGACGTCAGACGATGAAGTCGTAGTGCTTGTCACACTTCATGTCTGCAGCGACACGGGACAGTTCAGCCTTAGAGCGGTTTGTCATGGCTGCGCGAATGAGTGCAGACATGGAGCGCGCGAGGGTGCTGACGTCGACAAGGCCTGCTGCGTGCCATTGCTTGAGCTTGTTCACTTCGCGTTGTTCCGACTTGTTCATGTTAGGTCACCTAGGTTACGCGCGGAAATCGCGCGGCAGGTGTTAATGTACGGGATTGTCGTTCACCCAGTAAAGTGTAGGGGCTTTGCCAATCGTATGATGATTGTCAGGGAATGGCGTTACCTAAGTTGGGGCAAGGGGAATAGGCGCTGCAGCGCCGCCATCTTAGCCTTGCCGCTAGCCCATGATCTAGGCGCCTCAGCGCGACTCATCTTCTAGGGGGATATGCTTTCTAGGCTATTGGATGATTGACTGTCAATCAAAAGAAGATATATAAGTATATAAGCATATACTGATATATGGGCATGGCGGCGCACGCGTCCGGCGCGACCCCGATATGCTATGCCCAGAGCGCCTACCATGACCTATAAGCTTTTTGACCCTCAAGACCACCGGCGCGCAGCTGCGCACCCGTCAGGCAGTCTAGGCTATGCGTCCAGCATGACCCAAAACACCTAGCACCAGGTGGCCATGCTGGCCAGGGCAGCAACCCCGATAGGCATGACCTAATGACCTAGCCGGTAGCCGGGGGCTTGCGGCCAGGCGCCAGGATGGGGGGGAGGGGAGGGCCGGCGACCTGAGCGGTCAAAAACGAAGGGGCCGCAAACAATTTTTATTTTTTTTGGGGCCACAAGCAAAAATTATTTTTGCAGACACAAACGGAAAAGGCTTACGCTATACTCAGACCGCCATGTTCAAGTCGCTCCCGCTGACCATCCGCGAAGTCAAGGCCACGGAGGCCGTGCTGAACCGCGTGTATGACGCGGCGAAGTTGGGGTTGAAGGGCGACAACCTGGCGCTGGCAGCGGGGTTGTTGCCGAGCGAGTACCGGCGCTTGCGCGAACTGGACCCGATTGCGGAGTTGGCTGAGCAGAAGGGCCGCGCTGATGGCGAGATCGCCATGTCCACGGTGTTGCATGATGCGGCGATGAACGGCGACTCCAAGGCGGCGCTTGAGATACTGAAGCACGCTCACGGTTGGGTGGCCAAGCAGCAGGTACAGATCGACGTGGCGCAGCAGATCAGCATCACGGCGGCGCTTGAGCAAGCGCAGTCGCGGGTGCTGGAACTCGTACATGAGGTGACGGATGCAAGAGCCCCGGTTTTCGGCGGACCAAGAGCAAGGCTTGATGGCCAGGCTCTGGAGTCCGGCGATAGCGAACGACCCTGAGAAGTTCGTACTGTTCGCGTTCCCGTGGGGCGAAAACGGCACGCCGCTGGCCAAGCACAAGGGGCCGCGGGGGTGGCAGCGTCAGGTGCTGCGCGACATCCGCGACCACATCGCCAAGAACGGGTCGATAGACGCCTACCAGGTGCTGCGCATGGCCACGGCGTCAGGGCGGGGCATCGGTAAGTCGGCGTTGGTGAGTTGGCTGGTGGTGTGGATGCTGACCACGCGCATCGGGGCAAGCGTCATCGTGTCGGCCAACAGCGAGGCGCAGCTCCGCAGCATCACATGGGCCGAGATCACGAAGTGGCTGGCGATGCTGATCAACAGCCACTGGTGGGAGATCAGCGCCACACGGATCACGCCGGCCAAATGGCTGAGCGAGATCGTCGAGCGCGACCTACGCAAGGGTACGCGGTACTGGGGCGCGGAGGGTCGGCTGTGGTCGGAGGAGAACCCCGACGCTTACGCCGGCCTGCACAACTCAGACGGCGTGCTGCTGATCTTCGACGAGGCCAGCGGCATACCGGACACGATCTGGGACGTGGCGCAGGGCTTCTTTACGGAGAACACGCCGCACAGGTTTTGGCTGGCGTTCAGCAACCCGCGGCGCAACCAAGGGTACTTCTACGAGTGCTTCAACGCCAAGCGGGCGTTCTGGAACACGCGGCAGATCGACGCGCGCACGGTCGAGGACACGGACAAGAGCGTCTACGAGCAGATCATCG